TGTGAGTTATCCAAGCATGTTGTAATAAGTGAAAAAGCATATAGATGTGAGCTAATAGATTAAGGGGTAATTTATGACTTTATACATAGTGTTTGCAGCTGCTGGCTTCTTGTTCGGTGGGTTTTATGGTGCTGCTATTGGTGTGTTGGCGCTGTTTGTTATTGAGCTTATTTTAAAGTTGGTGTCATGAAATGTGAATTTACAACGCTAATCCACGCTAAAGGCTGGACTGTGTGGGAAGCCTGCCAACACTGGGGTATTAGATATGATGTATGGCGTAGAACATGCCGTAATATTAATGATAAGCATCGTCAACAGCTTGTGTGTCGGTGTAATGGATTAAAGGGTAAGTTATGAAAGACCAAGAAATTATAGATAGAAACCACAAAACAGAGCAGTTAACTGCAACCGAATCACAAAAAATAACCGTGTTAGAAAATGGAAATCTGATGACAGTTAGTGATGAAGGTTTGTACATGGGCCTGTTTGAGAACAAGGATTGTGGGGATGTGTGGCTTACATTTGACATTACAGAAGTCATTAAACCCCAATACATTCGCTCACTAGCAGACATTAAGCGTATTGCTTGGTTAGAAACCCAGCAAGCAAGGGCTGAGACCTTAATATATGAATTACATGAGCAAGTTTATGACAGCCCGTATTTAGATACTAAAGTTGGGTTATATGAAGCACTAAAGGAGAGTAAGCGATGAGTAAGTACAATTCATACAAGTTTAGAACCAATAAAAAATATCGAGAGTCACTAACAAAAAAAGAGAGGAGTCTAATGATTGCTCTTATAGCATTTGGTGAAACCATAGATCCGAATGGGTATGATGATGGTGATTATGACAGTGCAATAGAAATGATCATGGATGAGTAGATGATGAGTAATCTATAACAACCAATAAGCCAGCAACCTACCATAGACTGCTGGCTTTGTTGTTTACTCGCTAGGCAGATCTTCTTTTGCTAAGTCTTCAGCTACATTATCATAAGCTTTGACAGCACTTTGATTCATTATAGCTTCAGCACCCATAGCATCTTTCAATGCCTTAAGCGTTTCAGCTTGCGCCTTTTGAGATTCAATCAACTGTTTTTGCATTGCCAGCATCTGCGTAAACTGCTGATTCTGTGATTGCAAATCAATTTTTTCTTGGTTCTGTTGGATATTCGCCGCATCAACATTGTATTTATCATCCTTCTCACGTTGGAATTTAGCTACGTCTAATTGCTGCTCCTGCTCTGCTAGTGCTAGTTTTCTGTTCTCCAGTTGCAGTGTTGCTGCTTTAAGCTGCATGTTGCCCTGAGCTTCCTCTTGCTTGGTCTGTGCGCTTAACTGTTCAGCTTGCGCCTTACCCATTTCAGCTTCAGCTATAAGCATGTTTGGATCAGGTTGTGGAGGCTGGTTAGCTTGCTGTTGTGCCTGCTGTTGCTCCTCAGATGTCAGCTGCTCAAATGGTATAATGCCATTCTTTATCTGCATAGACCTCGATCTTTCTGCAACCGTTTTCATTCCTGGTTCGTTGATGTTGCTTAACCATACATCTCTTGCCAACTCCATGATGGTAGGATCAAGTTGAGCAATAGTAGCAAAGGCTTCACTAGATTTCTCTTGTCGGCTTTTGAATGCTGGGCCGTAATCACAGTTAACATCATACTGACCTAATGTAAGATTGTTTAAGGTTATTTCCTGACCTGTTTGCTGGTCTATTATAACCTCATTTAGTGTGACCATCTCACCGGCTCCATCCTCACCAAGTATCCTTTGCTGCCTTGTGGAATCATAGCTTCGTGGTATGCAATTAACTAAGCACTTAGCCATTGCTGTGAGTGTGACTTGCACTGACTTGTAGTATTTAACAGTTGATGTGTTAGCTTTTTCTATCTGCTTATCTAATGCAATACCTGATTGTAAGTTAGCGTTGTTAGCTAGCGCAGGACTAAACGCACCGGCGGCCAAATCAATTGACTGTGCTGATGACATACTCAACTGGGATAAACCCTGATTAATTTGTGCACCACCGATAAACAACGGGCCATTAGGCATTGAAGGGTCGTAGTTCATATCTTGCCACGGATGAGAGTTTGTATTGAGAGTGTTTAATGTTTTCTCGTGGCCTAGCCGCATTGCAGGCGTACCCCAAAACTTAGCTCTAGGACTTAAAACAACTTCTTCAACTTCACGACTAAACGCCATGTTGTGTACGCGCTGTTGATCCATAGCTTTAGCGATAGCACCACGGACAATGGCCTTGCCGTCAATCACCTTATGATTAGCATAGCACCCAAAGACAGGCAACAATTCGAATACCGTTTCTTCTGCTTCATTCAGCCAGCCCTCGCTATCCATATACCGCTGATAAACCTTAAACGTCTCTCTTGTTCTGCGACCTGTCTCGGTTATTCCGCGCTCCATTAATTCATCGATAAGCATGGCTAAGTCTTCGTCATCTTTATATACTGAGCCGTCTGACATTTGAACTATGTCTATTTTGATTGGGCTTTTGTAATAGAATCGGCTAATTGTAATGACGTCTGGCCTGTCTGCATATACGTTACTTCTAGCGCCTGAATCTAGTGAGTTATCACCTTCACTATCAAATCTTTTTTCATGCTCCTCTTTTGTGATGTACTCATCAACAAACACGAAAGGAGCGTCACTGTTGTCTTGTTTTATACTAGACTGCGCAAACCAAACTCTATTTTGGAAGTCTGGTATCTCACGAATAAACAAATCTTGATTGAAGCTATCACCGTCAACATATCCCTGCTCTAGCTCAACCCCAGACATGCCACATGTAACCATCATTCGCGCCATGGATGAATAGATGAGTGATGCTGAACTAATGTTTTCAATATTGCGTATTAATCCCTCGAATATCTCAGCAGTTTCTTTTGATGAGTCTCCACTTGCCGGGCTTATCTTAATAGCAAATTCGTTGTCTTCAATTTCACCGCATATTGAATCGAGAATAGGATTGCATCGATCGTCAGTGTACCTTGGCTTACCTGTCATTTTAGTTATAACATCAGGGTCCCATTGACCATCCTCTTTTTCAACAAAGTATATCTGCGCCCTTGATGACTCTCTCATGTCATCATTGACGTCTTGAGAGTTTGCGCGCTCTTCTCGCATTTTTGCGTGATCTTCGTAATCTACCATAATGATTCAAACTCTAGTGGTTGTGTGGCCTCTGTACTAACAGGCTCAGTAAATGTTAATGCTCCGGCGTCCCCGTAATCAGGACTGAACCCCAATTCTTTTTTGATTCGCTCTTTTGCCCATAATACACGCCGATGGTTTGAGTCCCAACTATAAGGACTTGCACAAATATCCGCTTGCAGTTCGTCGCTGTCTGGTATGTCAACCGGTAATGACTCATCATTAAGCCAGTCTGACATTTCGCCCCACATCTCGTTTCGCTTGTTTGTGTACTTCTTTGGCCTGAGTGGTGTTGATCCGAAGTAGACAGCCTTAACCTTGTCTTTATATCCAAGCTCATGCAATCTATCTACTATGTCAGCGCCTGCGCCAGCATCCACAAACATCTTGTCTGGCTTCCTATCTGCAATAGGGCAGTGAGTATCTAGAACATCAATGCATAACGCCACATTCTTTCCTAGCGTGTTGCACTCCTCACCCTTGTAAGCCTTCATGCCGTACATTTTACGACCTTGGCGATTTACAAAAGCAAACCTATCGCCACCCCTAGAAGGATCAACCCCAACAATTAACGGGCCGCTACCTTTAAATTCGTTACCCCTTGCTTGCATACACATGTTAGCGTTAATTAATCCGTCACCCCCAGACATTTGAAACGCCTCGGCTGAGTTCATAGGATACTCTTGCTTGAATGCTTTGGTGCCATCTACTCCATCAGTGGTTAATTCTGCAATCTTCATCCTGCGCCAATACATTTGCTCAAACGTTAAATTGTACGCTTCTTTAATTTTAACGTCTTCATCATCAAATACCGTACCTTCAGGCAATACCTTTTTATATTCAGACTGCCAAAACCACGGCACGAATATAGCTTGAAATTCAGACAACCCTTTTTCTGCTAATTTCCATTGCTCATGGAAGAAGTTTCCCACGCCATTTGCTGTTGATTCCCAAATCACCTCGGTACCATCGCCATCAGGAACCGCTTGCATTATCCCCTTAGTATGCTCGCTAGCATTCAGCCAAAACGCCACCTCAGAGCCATGGAAGAACTGTATAGTTTGCCCTCGGCCTACTGCCTTATTGCCTGCAGTCCCTATCTTATAGCCTGAGTCTAGCTTGTCAAAATGTAATTCTTTGGCGTTACTAGCACCTAATGACGGCTTAATAAATACAGGAAGGTTTTCATAATAACGTTCTGTCATTTCAAACAATGCGTTGGTTGACTCTCCATCATGAGTAAGTATAAACGCCCTAACGCCCTTTGTGTGTGTCGTCTTCCATATGTATCGACCTTCAACATATGTACTTGCGCCTTGCTGCCTACCTTTGAGGATTATTGCCCTGGCCTTGCCTGTATCTTTTATCTGCTGCTCGATACGCTCATGTATATAACGCTGAGCATCATTTAAAACAAGTGGCGTAACCCCTTTGAACTTTGTTCTTATAGATAAGCAATTTCGAGCGTAAAACTCAAAATCATCTTTGAGCCTTTGTCGATTACTATTTAAGCTCGTCAAGCCATTGCTCATGAGTTAGCTCAACGTTTAAGTTTTCGTTTTGAACCTTATCTGTCCAGTTCATGTTTTTTAGTGCGAATATAGCGCCAGTGCTATTACCAAACTGCAGTTGATATTCATAAGCATTCTCTACATGTAGCCGCGCTTTTTTTATAATGTAAGAGAAACCATCTCGCTTTTCATAGTCATATAAACTCTGCCTACTTTCAAAACCTAAATGCATAGCAAGCCCTGTGATGGTTATAGCAGGGTATTCAACTGGCCCATCTTTAGTTATTACAGTCCTAATAGGAGGGTTTTCAAGGTAGTCGTCAACCATTGCGGCCAAGACTTTTGGGGACTCAAATAAAGGGCTGCCAGATGGCATTACTTACCTTCTATGGTAACGGTAGCGCTACCTGTCAATACGACCTTGTACTTACCAAATGACGGCAACTTAACATCAGTAAACCCTTCTGGTAATACTTTTACAGATGAAGCTGCTGATCCCGCATTACTGCATGAGAGTGTAGCTGTGCCGCCTGCTAAAATAGCCTGGAATACAGTCCATCCACCATTGGCTATTTCGTATTCTCTATCTGTTAATAAATTCATTCTTAATACCTGCGTTAAATTAAATCAATGTTTGACTGAGCAAACCTAGTTTTGTAAATGTATTCTGTTTGAGTCTTGCTTATCTGGACTTCATCAGATGTGAATGGTGTATCTGTTGATAGCAACGAGTCAACCATTGCATCAAATTCAGCAGCCGTTATTCCTTGCCCTTCATTATCAAACGGATGATTGAACGGTATAGCTGCTAGATTAACAATACCTGCTGGTGTAATACCGGTGACAATCTCCAACCCTTCCACAAACAAGATAATAGATACATATCTTGCCGCATGAGGAAACTTATTCAACAGCTCGATAGGTGCGTGGTCTACGTGATAAATATAATGTTTGGGTATCATTATGCTTGTGCTGCTATATCAATAGTTTGTAATCCGCCCACCCACTGTGTACCGTCATTACTTAGAGTGTATGTATCTCTGACATCTTGAGTAGTTGCTATGTTGTTGTATGTTAGGGTTACACCGTTGTTAACTTCTGTGTTTGCCGTTATATTTCCGAGTGTAAACTCTAGTGAGTTAGCAGGGGTTGTAAGGTCGGTCAAGCTGGGTTTTGAGATTATGCCATTAAATAATAGGCCAGAGGCGTATCTCCCAAAGTTATCCAAGCTTACAGTACCGGCTGCGGTTCTTGTTGCGACAACTGCGCCATTTAAAACAATACTAACAACATTAGAAACCCGCTTAACTTCAAGTGTTTCAAGCTCATTTGGCGTGACAACTACCCCCGCCGTGTCTAATATGATTCCTGCGATACTGGCCCTAAGTTTACCACCTGAAATGATGGCAATGTAGGAGGAAACATCTAACGAATAACCAACAAGCACCACATTACCACCACCATCCCAATCATAGTTGAGTTTTATACTAAAATCATCTGTTGCAACCCATGCAGACGATAAAGAATAATAAGCAATTACAGCAGCTTCCAGCTCTATAAGTACAATCGTCTCAACGCCGGCAATACTTCGCGTGATGGCCCGTGTGATTGACCTAGTAATGGGTCTAGTAATCATTTAATTTCTGCATGTAAAAAAGCCTCAAAACTATATGAGGCTAATTATATCACTCTACTTCAATTAAATCTAATGTCAGTCCATCTACCCTTGTAAAATCCCCGCCTTCGTCTGTTACTGAGTCGTTAAATTGCAACATTGCCTGTTGTGTTGTTATGGCTCCAACCGTTAGCAAAGTGTATGTTTTACCGTCTATGTGACATGTGCAATTGTATTCAGTCATAAGAATTCACCTATTAGTATTTTCATTTACTAATCTCTGTCGTAAGTTGTTTTGCATCCGCAATGCGGGCAAGTCATGTCTTTAATTTCAAACCCAAGTTCTTTACTATCCTTTTTATTCACAACTCCAATTAAATCACCTTGAACACCTTTCCACTTGCAAGCTCTTACTCTTGCGCACTCTATTTTTCTATCTTTCATTACTCACCCGCCTTAGATTGATTACTCAACCATAATTCACGCTCTAAATCTGTAGCGCGTTGCATCAGGGTTTTGTTTGATTCTTCAAGCTCTGCAATCTTACTTTCCAAGTTTGTTGCGTAAACACTTATCAGTTCATGCAAGTGCTGCTTATCTACTGCGTGAGACATCGTAGGTCTAATCACTTGACTTGCTCCTTTAGTGCTTCAGCTTGTAATTGTTTTTTGACACCAAAATTATTAACGTCTCTAACTAAAACAAATGATGAACCATTTTTAGAATAAGCGTCTATTTCTAGAATAGATTCAAAACAGCCTTTAGCTTGCTGCTCTAGGTTGTGGGCTTCTAGCAGATTTGAAACTTTTCCTTCCATTTCGCTCCAATTTTCTACCCATCCCACGCCATCGATATAGCCTGTTTCATCAGCTATTTGATGGGCTACAATAATATCCTTAGTTAAGCTTAGCTCTTTCTCAAGCTCTGTAATTCGTTTGACAGCGTTACTTTGCAGTTCTGCAACTTGTAACTGGTCCGTTTCTAAACAGTGCATTTCAAAGTTTATAAGTTCTTTTTTAATATCAGTCACTTGACTTGCTCCCTTAACGCTTTTGCTTGCTTGCTGGGTCTATCTGCTTTAGTTGCAGTCTCACCTGAATTAACACACGATTGTAGAAATGCTATGTCTTTCTCAAGCTCAATAATTTCAAAGCCTAACCCTTCATTTGCGTGTTCAATCTCCACAATCCTAGCTATGTCTGCTAGTGAGCGAATTAATGGCTGTCTATGACTCCACTTCCCATCACTATCAACCTGATTACAGTCTGGCCACTTGCCTTGTTTTGGTGGCACATTATCTAAAATCTCTTGGTCAGTCACTTGACTTGCTCCTTTAGTGCGTTTATTTGCTCTTGTAGCCACTCTGGGTTGGTCCCTTCACATGCAACCTCATAAAGAAACTTAAGCTCTTCTTCAAGCTCTGCAATACGTTCAACCATAACTTGTATCATTTCTACCATCAAACACGACGTACGACGCGCGGGACGTTCAAACATTTCTGTTTCTGCTTTAGCTAGGTTTATCAACTCTTCTGGTTTCATCACTTTACTTGCCCCCTTAATAATTTATCTTGCTTGTAAACATGTGCGTGGATGTCGTTTAATGAAAATGGATTTGCCTTTTCCCATGTGAAAGGCTTGCCATTTGCTGCATCATGACGCCATCTAACTAAACTGACTTCACGCCTATACAACACTGCTAAAATTGAATTAGGTTTTACGCCGTAGTGCTTGGCCAGGTCTTTAGCTCGATAGCCTTTTAAAGTCACCAAATCCCAGATGTTACGCATTTCAGAGTCCCAGAATTTGGTTTGTTCTCTTATTGGTCTGTGAATCATTTATTTAACTCCCTTGTAAACTTGCCGATTAACACATAAACCTTACACATCAAGCTTTCGCCATCACCGTCAACTGTTGCGCCGTCTGAATACTGATAGACGTTATTGTCACGGTCAACTAATGCGCCCATTTTAACCCACCGATAAAGCTGTGTTGTGTACTGGCCTGTCGCTTTACTGGCTTTAGGTACTGAGCCGTATTTTTCTTTAATTACTACTGATACTAAATTCAATTTAATCTCCCGATTTTAGTGATTGGCCCCGAAGGGCTGTTTGATTCCTGATGATGTTATGATTAAAACTCTGCTTAATAAGAATCAACCTATAAAATCGCAAAAGTCATCCTCACCCATAATATTCTCTGTAGTTGTTTGAGTTGGCCCCAGTTAAGGGGCGGTTAATTAAGCTAGCCACTATACACCGTCCATCCCATCATGTAGGGCGCGCGTCACGAATGAAGCAGCAAATAGTTTTTAATGATTAAGAGTTTATCCAATCATCATATTTTTTTATTGATTTATTCATTGAACATCTGATTTATTTGTTGATTAGTAAAGCCAGACTCACTTAATCCCTTTGCTTCGTAGTAACCAAAATCCAAAAACATATCTTTTTTAAAATCTTCATCATTAGAGTAAAGAGACGAATCCTTGCTAGTACTTCTTAATTTAAATTTCTTAGAGTTTACGCTTTTGGTTACTTGGACTTCATAGCTAAACATTCCGTTAGTTGCTGTAAATGTAGTCATAATATTCTCATTTGTTTGGTCTTGGCTGATTCCTTAACCTTGGAGTTATTATATACACCAGCGACTATACTGTCAACACTATTGTTTATTTAATTTCATATTAGCTCTAACTCTTCGAATGCTATGCCCTTCGACTTTCATAGCTAGATATATGTTTGTGCCTGTGCATCCGTAATGCTTGCCGATGTCTTTAAGGCTTAAACCGCAACCAATCATCTGCAATACGTTACCCATTCTATCAGCCCACACCTTTCGATAGTTTGGTTTCAATTCCATGTCTATATCATTCCTGCGCCTGTATGCCCTCATGGTTGTATTCATTTCTTACCCCCTAGACTTTTACTCCATAACCCATCTTTTGAGCCTGACGTTGATTGTGCTTGTGCTGGTGGCGCTTTAGCATGCTGTTTTAGCCTGTAAAGTTGAGGGTCTAGTTTTTTAGCGTAAGTTTGCTCAGTAACTAGCCCCGCCTTCAGATACTTCCTAACCCTGGTTTGCATGTCTTCGATATTCTCGACTTGTTGCGTTATCTCAAACTTGCATTGATCGTTACTCAGCTTCTTAGTCATAATCCGATAAGCCCATGTTGAAGCCATGATATCCAGGTTTTCAAATACTTGCTGTTCTGGTGTTATGTTGTGAGTCATAACTAACAATCCCATTCGCACTGAGCAAAAAACCTAGCAACACCTAAGTCACCAGTTTTTTTATACTCGCTTAAAAACGCGTCAAATACCTCGGTTGGCATCGGGCAACTTACTATTGACTCTAAACACTCTTGAATATCTTTAAATTCATGCCCTGAAAATAAAGTCATGCTGATTGTTTCACTCATTATTTATTCACCTTTAACTTGATCATTGCATCAATGCTTTGTTGTATAGCAATTACAGCAAATTCTTTTTTATGTTCCAACCTTTCAATAACATCATCAATTTGCACTTTAAATAAATCTGCACACTCTTCATAATTATCAAAAATATTAAGCATTACACCTGAGTAGGATCGATATCCAGTATTGTCAAATGGTGCAATAATTCTTGATGTCACCCCCTCGCCTTTATTTTTAATCATTCTAAAATGTACGTCAGAGTAATAAACCGTTTTATTTTTTGGTAAATCATCATTGCTAACAACTTGCACCAGCATTGGCTGAACATTTCTAATTGGTTTTTTATTTAAATCCTCTTGACGGTAATCACAAATGTAAACTTTTTGCCCAGCTTTTAAATCTTCTAATTTAATATTCATTATTTCTCTACCTTTCCATACTTCATAAAAAGTTCAATGTAAACACGTTTTTCATTGCCAAAACTATCTATCAACCAAACGTGCCTTTCATCCTTACCTTTAAATGATAGATTTTCAAAACCTGCGTAGCTTACTGGTTGATCAAAATTTAAATTCATCACCTCTTGCTTAGTCATTATTTCTCTACCTTTAAATTATTTGTGTTGGCTACTACACCCGATTGAATGCTGTAATGTTTATGTTATCAGCGTCAGGAAAGTCTTCTTTGGCGAGAGATTTTAACTTTTCAAAAATCTCATCAATTAAATCCATATCACCATCACCATCAGGCGTTGCAGTTATAATGCCGTAAGAAAACTTATCGTATCCATTTTTTTTATTTGCAGTGTAGTTGTAAAAGAACTTTTGCTTATTCATTATTTATTCACCTTTAATAATTAAATTGAGAAATGTATGATTTAAAATCTGACATTTCAAATTCTATTTCATCAGTGTATTCGTCTAAAGCTTCCTGATCTGTCTCAGCCATGTAATCCCATTTCATAAGATTATCTACACTGCACATTTGCCACTTCCAACCGCCTATGGTTTTAACCCTTCTGCATTGCTGTATAACCATCGTATCAATATCAAAAATAACACCGCCACCACAGCCCAAGCCATTTCTTAACGAGCTGAATTTTATGTAAACTGACCTGTATAATTTTGGAAGATTCATTATTTCTCTACCTTTAAATTTTCTAACTTAGTTAAAATCGTTGTCATATTACTTTCAAGCTGCTTAACGGATTCTAGCCCTTGAATGTTATTTGGTAGCTGGTCAAACGGTTTCTTGCTGAAGTTCTGGTAATGCTCAACGAACTCTTTTTGCTTCCAAACCGCATCTTTGTCAGTCATAGCGCATAGTGTCTTCCATCCCATAACGCTTACACATGCCGCTGTGATAGGGTCATGAAAGTTAGGCGCTCGATAGACTCCGCAGCCAGCAATTGCTTTGGGTATGCTCAACCAAGCTGCTTGAGCTATAAATTCTTCGTCGGCGGTGTTGTCTTTTTTGGTTCCGTCAATATGCTTGATGATACTAGCTGTCTTTAATTCAAACATACCCGCATCTGGGTCTCTCATGTGTGCGTATATTCCAGCCTCAACCTGTTCGATGGTGTACTGATTTAAGATTTTCCACCACATGCGTAACCTAATTTCACTGAACTTAATTTTATACTCTTCGCCTGCGCCTGTTAGCAACTCTTTGAATTTTAATGAATCTGATTTTTGCATTAGTCTAGCTCCACGTTTCTAAAGGTTTCTATGTTTTGCATGGTGGTGTGTGAGAATTGCCCGTTGCCGCTGGTGTCTATTTTCATCCACTCAGCTTTAAATGATTTCCATCCGCGCACTTCCCATTCAATTAATGAGTCATCAAACGTAAAACCCTTTTCAGCAGCTAGAAAGAATTGTTTAGCAAGTTGGTTGATGATTAATTGAGTTAATGCCGTACCTTTGTTTTTTCTCCTGATCCGAACAACATCTTTAGATTGCTGTTCTGTCATTTGCAAAACTGAGTAGTCCAGCTTGACTGGCGTAGTCTTTTCTTTTAACTGGTTATTAGTTAATGGTTCTTGGTTTATAGTTAATGGTTTATAGTTAGGTGTAGCTTCGTCAGGTAAGTTAATCGAATCGTTAACGACACCAGCACGCTTCGTGCTATTTGCATCACGCCCTGTTTCCTTTCTCTTCCTTTCACGTTCAATAGCAATGCGTTTATTTGTAACACTGTTAGCCTGATATTTCTCCAAATCATCTTGAATTCTTGACTGTATATATACGCCGTCAGACTCATGAAAAAACTTTTTTAGAACGAATTTTACAGCGTCAACTTCAGCTTCTGAAGAAGCCCAAACCCAATCAATAGCTTCATCAATCGTTGGGAAAGACTCACGGTCATAGCACGAATCTATTAATAGGTTGTACGCACCGTGTTGCAAGATGGATAAACGTCCAGCTTTTTTGTGATAGTCACCGATATTTTTTTTGTAGTAATGCATAATCTTCCTAATTTATTTATCTGATTATTTATCTGAAAATCCCTACCAAGGAGGTGCCCTGCAAGTTGGTAGCAAGCAGGGCGTATCAGATAGATAACTATGAACGGGGAGTTCACATTTAGTATTATACTATTGTTTTAGTTTGATATCATCTTTTTATGATTTCTTGCCCATTTACTTTTTTCCGCTGTAAGTTTATTTACTGAGCGACTAAGCTCGGATATTTCGCAAATCTGCAAACCAAAAGAAGCTTCTGTTAATTTTAGCCTTTCAATTTCGCTATCTTTTATTTCAATTTCTCTATCTTTTATTTTAATTAGCACTAGAAGTTTTCTTATTGCTCTAAGGGGCTTCCTGTAATACACGCCATCAACAAGTTCCGACTCATCATGAACCTTTCCATTTACCAAAACTTTCATTTTATCTACTCCGTTATTACTTAGATTGATATCACGTTTAATTAATTACCTTGCGTCATACCCTTTTTGTTTATCCATTTCAGAATCATTCTGACCCTTGTTGTAGTCATCCTTTTGGCTCGACGGGTGACAGTATCCATCTGTTGAATAAATTCCAACTCTAAAGTCATTATAGCCCTTCCAATACGCCTCGCTCATGATGCCCACCCTAAATAAACATTAACAACTATCAGTGCAAATATAGCTATTGTTAATAAAGCTTTATGGGCTTGTATTTCGCCCTGTGTTTTAGTTGGTTTCATTCGTTTTTTTCTCCACTGTTAAATTCTTTAATTAATCGCCGTTCTTCAGCGTTCAATGATGTGTTGTGATACCAGCCGCAAACATTGCAGCGATATGTCCGCTGTTTATACTGCAGGCTTCTTTTGCGTAGAAACCTTTTGGCTCCTTTCCTGTCGCAGTAGGCTGCTTTGGTGCAAATTGTAAACTCCATATCATCTGACTACCTCAATATTGATATATATTTTCGTCTGCCAAATAGTTACTTGATAATCACGGCCTCCAAATCCGTAGGTCACACGTCGAGACCTGCCATTTGTTAGCGTTGCGTTCTCGCCAAAATTTAGAAGGTAAATTTTCAGGTAGTATTCAACCTTTGATTCGAAATTGTAGTTTATGAATACTTTTTTCTTCATGTTTTATACCTACCTTATAATTTCTGTCTGTATATAATCCTAGTTAGATTCATGGGAAAAATAAAGTCTATGTAAACGTAGTATTTCCCATTTTTATAATCAAGTATTTCAAAAAGTCTTGTGCCATGCTCATTTTTAAGTCTTGCAAAATACATTGTTTTATACCTACCTTATAATTGATTGAATTACTTAACCTGGATTAGTGACTTTCTTAATAGTTTCATCTGTGTTTCTTGCAGCGCCCTAAGCTGATCACAATAACTAACCTCTGATTTATCTAACATTGTATGACAGTGTTGGCAGGCATATACACCAAATAGGTCAGGTGACTTTAAGCCAGTGCCTCGATAATTTGAGTTTAGGTGCGCAAATATTACGGTTTCATCATCAACACAATATTGAGACACCCTTAGGCTGCATACTTCACCTCGTGCTGACTCTCTTATTTTTTTACTCTTCATGATTGACCATCCGCCTTTTCCATTAACGCAATAATATACAAGTCTTCAGGATGAGATAATTTCGCGCCTAGTTGCTCTGATGCGTAATACTCAAACCTTGCCAGATAATCACTGAACTTTTTAATTGATAGTGTCTTGGTTTCGCTTCTGTAGATGATTGTCTCGCCGTTAATAGCTACAACTCGCAGTGGCAATAACTTACGTGCAATCAATTCGTGAATGTCTTCAGAGCTACATACAAGGCCCTGAGTTAGAAACACATGCTTAGCGACTTCGCCGCACCACATAAAGTTGAGTTTGTTTTGTGCTAGCTTGCGAGTGTCGGTTAACTCCTCAATTGTGATCTTAATAGGCTTATCAGTAGCAGCTAAGAATTTAGTGATAAATCCCCATAGGCGTTTACCGTCTTCGGTGCTGGTGGCTTTATTTATTAAGGTGGTTTGCTTATCCATTATTTAATCAACTCAGGGTTTTGGTGTATGTTTCCGATTACCGTTAAATTCGTACAATTAATGCCGTGGAAGGCCCAGTTAGCATCCTCCGTATGAGCAACAAAAGCGGCCGCTACAAATCTAATTTCTGCTGTATTGTAGTCCCCGCACAAAGATTTCCTTGAGGGTTTAACAATATCCCCCTCATAAATATCAATGCCGTTCTTATCTTGTAGGCCAGTGAATTGCCCGACTGATTCAGGAATCACAGGGGTATTAAGCATCTCCGAACTGTCATTTGGATTTTCTCGTAATATTGCATGGTAATTCTTACCGTCAGTAACACAGCTACCAAAAATAAATACGCCAGACTGCAATAACCCTCTAAACTTAATATCTCTCATAATTACACCTTAACCTTGTTTAGTTCTTCAATCATTGTAGATAGTGACTCAGTGCTTGGTTTGTGCTTTTTGCGTAGTGCACACTCAAGCCATAAGAAACCGTTTGGACTTTCTATTGTTACAAGATATGAGTAAGTGCTTATTATCTTGGTTACCCCGCCTGCAAAATGCCCTTTTATAGGCTTTTTATCTAAAACCTTTAAAACAATGCAGTCACCGTTTAGCTCTGGGTATCTTTCACTCTGCAAAATACATTCCTCGCCTACTTTAAAATAACTCACTATTTAAACTCCTTGGCATGCAGCTTTAAAACTAATTGAAAGTCGCTAGCTTTATTATATAAGCCACCTTCTAGAATCTGCTTAAGGTTATGTTCGTTTCCAAAAGCAATTTCTTTATCTACAGAACCGAAGAAGTCGCATTTGGAAATTAGGGTTTTTTCAGTGGCATGATAATACTGATTGTTTTCGGTTCTAAAATGCCAAGCGTAAGCGAATCGTATTTCTATAACCGTCCCTTTGGGAATAAACCTCTTGCATTTAAATCCAAAGTCTTTGTCATCGCCACTAGTCCAAAATCCAGTAGTTACAGACAACAAGTACCCCTGACGTATGCGGATGTAGCTTGGAATGCTCATGACTCACCCCTTGCGATAAATGCGCTTGTGTCCACGCCGTAAAATTCAGCCATTTTAGCTATATGCTTGGGGTTGTTATCCTTTAGCATTTTACCTAGCCAAGGCTGTGTAAACTTTAAATATTCAGCTAACTGAACCTGTGTAGTTCCATTCATTGCGTTTGATACTTTTACTGACTTCAATATATTCATTGC